AGACTTAGCCGACGAGTACGGCAGCATGATCGCGAAGCTCTGCAAGCAAGGAAAGATGGGTTTTAGTTCCGGTGCCGCTGCTCACTTGGTTGAGCGTAAGAGCATGGGTGGTGCCGCTGAGATTACACGCTGGCCTATCGCTGAGGCATCGATTACCCCAACGCCAGCCGAGTATCGTAACAGCGTGAAGACCCTCAAGGAGTACTACGGCATGGAACCCATGATGGACATGGAAGAAGAAGAGATGGTCATGGCTCCAATGCCAGATCAAAGCCCTGAAGAATACGCCGTATCGGTCTTTGATGAATCCGAAGGTGACCTAATCCACGAAGGATTGGAAGCCTACTACGATGCACTCTGTGGAGCCATCGAAGCCGTATCCGATCAAGCCATGGCTGATGCCATCATTGATGAATTTGCTAAACGTGCTAAGGCGCTCTTTGCCATGCACGGAATGAAAAGCGTAGCACCCGCATCATTGCGTGGTGTAGAACGTCGGCTGCGGGATGCAGTCGGTTTGTCACGGTCAAGCGCCAAGCGCTTGGCTCCAGTAGTCTGGGAATCTCTGCGGGATGCAGACCAGCCTGATGAGCAGCCGTCCATCGTAGTCGAGGCGAAAGCCCATGATATTGATGAGCGAGCCGAACTGCTCGCCCGTCTGGAGTTGTTACAACAACTATGACAATCGAACAAATGCAGGCTAAGCGCGAGACGCTTCTCGCTACTGCGCGTGAACTAGCATCCGGTGATGGTGACCTTTCACAGGTCAAGTCCATTATGGCAGAATCTAACAGCATCCAAGAGCGTATCGAGACCATCAAGAGCCTCGGCGCTACCGCTCCTGTCGCTACCCCAGCGGTAGATGCCAAGCCATGGAAGGGCGGCATCAACGTTCAGAAGAACCCATTCCAAGGTGATGCTGACGAGAAGAATCTAAAGGCTTACACCTTTGGTCAGTTTGCTCGCCACCTCGCTGGTGTCAAGTCCGCTACACAGTGGCTTCAGTCCAATGGACACCTGAAGGCGCAGACCGAAGGCACGGACACCGCTGGTGGTTATACGGTTCCTAACATCGTTGCATCAGATCTTATCTGGCTCCGTGAAATGTACGGTGTTGCTCGTCGTAATAGCCGTATCTACCCGATGTCCTCGGATACGCTCTTGGTTCCTTCCGCTACTGCATCGACCACCGTCTACTATCCATCGGAAGCAACAGCAATCACGGCATCCGACATTACCTTTGGTCAGGTATCCCTTTCCGCTAAGAAACTTGCAGTCCTCACGATTGCATCCAAGGAACTTGGCGAAGATACGGTTATTGACCTCGGTGCTGCTCTTGCCCGTGACATGGCTTACGCCATTGCTAAGGAAGAGGACAACGCCTGTTTCAACGGTGATGGAACTAGCACCTACGGATCTATCACAGGTATCCTTAAGGCTGTCTACGGACTGAACGCAACTAAGGCTAACATCGCTGGCGTTGTTCTTGGTGCCGCACTTTCCGGTGCTGCTTTTAGTAACTTTACACTGGCTAACTTCCAGAGCATGGTTGCCAAGTTGCCAACGTATGCAGACAATGCCAAGTGGTATATGCACAAGGACTTGTTCTTTAACGGTGTTGCTGACAAGCTGATTGCACTCGGTGGTAACGCCATCTTGGACATCCAGAATGCTTACACCACTGCTCCTACACTCTTTGGATATCCAATCGAGTGGGTTCAGAATATGCCTAAGGCTCCAGCTGCAACCACTGCGGTTGCTATCCTTGGTGACCTTAGCAAGGGTGTTGCTTTTGGTGATCGTCGTTCGATGACTGTCGAAGTTTCTGACCAAGTCAAGTTCGTTGAGGACGCTCTTACCTATAAGGCAACCGAGCGTTTTGCTTTCAACGCGCATGACGTTGGAAACGTTACCGCAACAGCGGCTGACAAGGTTCCAGGTTCGCTTATCGTCTTGGCAACCACAACCGCTTCCTAAGCGTAGCCCCTCAATCAAGCCCTCGGCAGACGTGCCGGGGGTTTTTCTTTGTGTGGGATACTTAGGACATGATGACCAGAGCCGAGGCAATCGCACAAGTTTCACTTTTTGTGTCTGCCCAGTCCTACCCGCAGATGTCTACTACGGACATCGGTTCCATCCTTGATTCCTTTTCCCGCTTCACGACTTGGACAGCGGCAACGGTCTACTCTGTCGGTGACCGTGTGGTTCCTACAACGCCCAACGGGCGGGTTTATGAGTGCAGGGTAGCCGGTACCTCAGGGGCTACACAACCAGAGTTCCCTGCCTATCCGCCGTATCAGTTCAAGGGCTGGGAAGTAGACGAAGGCACAAGCGACCCTAACCTAACTTGGGTAGACCAAGGCCCGATCAATGTAGAAAGATACGACGTACGCACAGCCACCCGGCAAGCGTGGCTAATCAAAGCCAGCCGTGTAGCGGCAGACATCGATGCTAAGGAAGGCACATCCGATGTCAAGCTTAGCCAGTTGATGCAGAACTGCTTGACCATGGCTGACAAATACCGACCGGTGGTTTTCGCATGAGTCCGATTCTACGCTCCACCATTCAAGCCGGTATGGTACGCAACTTGTGCCAAGACCGGGTAGAGATTCACCGCTTCACCCTGACCGAAGATGGGCGTGGTGGAGTGACTGAGACATGGCGCAAGGTTGCCGAGTACAACGCCCGCCTAACCAACCAGAGTGACACAGAGAGCATTGTAGGTAGCTCTATCGCATCATCTGCCCAGTGGACGCTTATCATCGCTGTAGGGGCTGATGTGATGCCACAGGATAGGGTGTACCGAATAGGCGATGAAGCCAAGTACTACGATGTCATTGGATCAGACTTTGGACAGACTGAATTATTGGTACAACATTGTGGACTGGTGGAACGAACCTCATGAGTGCAAGCGAGTGGACGGCTATAGGTATCTTTGTGGCGGGCTTAGTTGTTAGCCTACTGGTCTACATCGTGCAGTTTCTGCACAAGATGGATAAGCGCAACGAGGTTGACAGCATCACGATCAAAGACCACGGGCATAGGCTCGGTAAAGTTGAGACCGACACCGGCGAACTGAAGACACGCGTTACACACTTGGAGGCTAAACAATGAACTCAATAAGTATTAGTAGGCTGGTCGTGGTCGTCCTGATCGCCTTCGTCGCGTCCTTCAGCACGGTATTCGGTGATGGCATCCGCACATCTGAAGCCAAGGACATCGCCGAGCTCGGCGCAGTGATGGCTGTCTACGGCGGCAAGGCTGTTGCGGCTGGTCTTACTGCTGCGATGAGTGCTGCTCTGGCCTTCTTGACGATGCCTTTCAAGGGGACGAATGCGAACTCGCTGAAGGTGGGCAAATGAACCTGCAAAACTATCGGCTAGAGCCTAACCCAAACAGTCCCGGTGATTGGATTGTCTTTGGTGATATCTACGATGACCAAGGCAACCTGCTCGGCACGTTCGGGCCTGATGGGACATCTGTATTCGGTTGGTGGGTCACGCAAGATGCACAGTTTCAGCAGAACTATTCCAACCAGTTCGCTGTTGTAATGGCTCAAGAAATCGTAGCGGGGACGGCTGAATAATGGCTACTTATTACGTCAGAACTGATGGCAATAACGCAAACACTGGCACAGGCCCTGCAACAAATCAAGCGTGGCAGACCATCACGTATGCATTTGCCAACATGACACTAACCACTGGTGTAAATACTTTGTATATAGCACCAGGCGTTTATCGTGAGTCTCCAACGTTGACGGTTACACCGACATCGTCTAATACTCTTGTCATATCTGGTGACCCTGCATCTGCACAGTTTAGTGGTATTACAGCAGGGCAAATTCGTATCACAGGTGCAACAACCGATTCTGCCAGAAGTGCTGGCGGAACTCGTATCAACCTTGGGTCAAAAACCTATACAACCTTACAAAACGTTGTTATTGAATCAGTAACAGATGGATTGACTTTTGGATTAGATATACGCGGAAATAATGTAACTGTAAAAGAATGTGTCTTCAACTGCATACACGTAACCTCTACAATCGGTGCTGCGATAAACATCCAGCCTTCGACAGCTACCGGGAACGCAATATCCATTAGGAACAATATAATATATGGAACACAGGTTGGAATGTATGTTTACCTACCAAGTAGCTCAACTGGTATTAGTGGTGTTGAAGTAATCAATAATAGATTAGTATTGCAGGCGGGTAATTCGTATGGTGCGTATTGTTACGCACAAAGCGGTTCAAATATAGCATCTATATTCTTTTCAAATAATGTCATCTTAAGTGGTGCTGTTGGATTGCTTTTTGCTAACGGCAATACAACCGATAAACATATAGTGCAAAATAATATTATTGCATACTGCTCGACAGGTATTCAGGCAACAACAACTCTACAGGTAACTCAGCGCAATAATATTATTAACTGTATTACGCAACTTACAAACGTTGCATCTGACGCAACTACAATTACATCTGACTTTCTTGGAATAGATGTCGGACAAAACCTCTTACAGGGGTTTGGTAGCATTGCTCCACTAGGCACATTGCAGAATAGTAGAAATACCGCATTTGGTGTTGCAACATCTGCACCAGTAACAGATGCGTATGGAGTTACGTGGACAGGCGCAACGCCGGACGCTGGAGCAGTTACATACAGAAGTATTTCCAATGTTAGCAACTACGTTCCAACCGAGCGCAACGCGTCTACCATCACAATCGCTCCCGGCTCAACCTCACAATCCATCGAACTCTACCTAGGTGCTACAGGCCTCACCTTTAGCACATCGGGCTTATCTGCTTACTACGTTCGCAACCGTACCGCACCAACGCCAATCACTCTAGTAACGCAGACGGCAACCGGTACGTGGGCTTCTGGTGGCTTTGCAGAGATAAGTTCTACGTTTACCCCTGGCGTGTATCGCCTTGATGTTCCTGATGC